TACCGTTTGTGTATGCGGTTCGATGTTTTGGATTGTCGGTAATCTCACGCCTACCGATCATCAACACCGCAGATAGATACGGTGCTCTGTCCATGATTTTGACAACGGCTTTTGAAAGCCGCTGTTCTTCTGTTAGATTTCCTAGAAACATTATTCTTCTTCCTCCTCTGTTATAGGGAAAGACACCGCAACAAAGTCATACTCATCGGCTGTCATTTCCCACTTGTGGGTTGGACATGTGTTCAACCATTCAAAAAATTCTTCACGTGTCATCATCCACCTCACACTTTATCTGCTGCAAACATGTAGTTGTTTGCCATTGCCCAATCGGTGAATTTCTTGTTAGTCATCACCATCGATTGCTTGCTGTACTTCGGTGAAGCAACGTTGTTAGCAAACAAGCCCTGTGTCTCAGGGTCTAGTCGATCAAGGTAATCCATCCACGCATTGAGCCAGTCTTTCTCCAGACTTGCCAGTGTACGATACACGACCATGACTTTTGCTGCCGCCGTATCAGGCACAAGCGCATTCTTCGGATCGTCTTTGATAGACTGAAGCGTAGGTAGTTTATCGGCTAGTCGTATAAACGACATGAGATCCTTCGCACCTCGCTGACCGATTGTACCTATCAACGCTGCCGTCAACTGTACGTCACTCAGGTGTGCACGTTTCTGTAAGATGCGCGACGCTTTCTCACCTGAACGTGGCGTGAAGAAATGCTTACGACCCACGGCTTTGGGATGAAAGATAAACTCGTTCTCGTCTGGGTCTTTCACATTCTCCCACGGATAGAACAACTGTGGGTTGTCTTTGACCCAAGCAAGTAAGAGGTGATCAATGTTGTTGCTGATACCCCATTCGATCCAGTCCATGTGACTTAGCTTACGCAGAGTAATCTCTGTGATACGATTGTACTGATGCGGTTGCAGTATGTCACCGACACCCTCACCACTTTTGTTAGTCGTCGCAAAGACAATACTATCTGGGTGAAGTTTGTAGCCACCCATCTTACGCTCGTACATGAATAAGTTGAGCGCATTCTTGACCGACGGATTAGCCTTGCCATACTCGTCGATCATAACAATGACAGGTTTGTTTAGGTGTAAGCCCATCTCTTCGTTAGGCACGAACCTAACGTACCCATCGTTTGCCGAGTTAAGATCAGGCAACGCCATGTCGCCCAAGTCTTTGTTCGTTGCGTCAAAGTACACAGGTACGTGTTCTGGAAACCGCTCCGATAGCATATCGAGTAGCGATGATTTACCTTGACCCATATCACCAGTGATTAGGAAAGTGATATCTTGACCCAGTTCTGCAAGTAGTCCTTCGGTTTCGTACAGATCTAGGTTGTACATGTTTTGTGCTGTATTCATAATGTTGTCCTCCAAAGACTGTTTATATATCTAATGACGGTAGGTTAGCGATTGCTTTGTCCACCGCCTGTTTGGTTTCGGCACGGAAGTAGTCGTCCTCACGCAGTGCGTCAGGTGTGACTCCCACGAGTGCCTCTTCTAGTTGATCAGCCATAGCTGTCATTTGCGTCGAGTTAGCCACGTTGCTAACACGCAGCAGTTCGACCATATCGGTGACGTTTGACACAAGCGTATCACGGAAAACTTTTTTGTTTTCTTTATCTGTGTAGTCGAGTTTCTCCGACATGTTTTTCAATACCTTGTACAGACGTTCCCATATGTCATTCATTGCTCTCTTTGTTTTCTCCTCATAGTAGTTGACATAGCTAGTTTGTAATTCTGCGATAGCTTCTTTCGGCAAGTCCACACGGAAGTCACCGCTCTCTGGTAAAGGTGAATAAGTTATCACACACTTGAATTTGCCGAGTAATTCTTCGACTGATGGGTAGTCACTTGGATCGTACATATCACCAAGATGGACTTGCGCTTGCGCGTGCTCAAGCACGTAATCATCACCAAACGTATCTACCAGTGCATAGAATTTGTTTTGCAGTGTAGTCATTTCATTGTGATACTTCATGTACATTGCCGTGGTTAACAGGCGATCACCTTTATCTGCCCAAGGCATAGTCATATGTGTATGTGTGCGGTGCATCAAAGATGCGTGCTCGATGATTGCTTTGAGTGCATCACTGTTTGGTAGCAGCTTCTTGTGTACGTTAGCTGCGCCACGCTCTGCGCCATTCGATGCAACAATATCGGCTGACGCTTTCTTGTCGTGCTTACGACCTTCCCACTTTGAGATGTTCACAGTCACAAGCATTGCGCTTGATGAAAGTGTTGCGGTGTTGTTAGCCAGTTGGCTAACACTTTGCATTAGTTCGGTTTTACCTTCGCCCATTGGGGCGTCTATCATTTGTATATTCACTTTAGTTCTCCATTATCTAAAAGTTCTAGTTCAAAGTTTATTAATTGTTTGGCGTTACGCCTAGCTTCGCGGTTCGCTTGTGTCTTTATAAATGCTGAACACTTACGGCTACCGCTTGGGTTTGGGGAATGTTTCCTATCCCCCAAATGATACTTCACCTGTGTTAACCAGTGAGTACTTACTCTTAACTTGGGCATTCTTAAAAATCCCCTTCTGCTACTTGGAAACAAGTGAGACCGTTACGCCTCCACATATCGACCACCTGATCGCGGTCATCTAACACGAAAAGCACACGGTCTTTTTCTAGGTACTTATCGAGTATCTCTTGTTTGACAATGTCATCACGACGAAAGTCTCCATCCTCACGCATCCAAAGTGCGTAGTGGTTGAAGCCATGTTGTTTAAGCCATGCTTCTGTATCGGCTCGGCAACGCTCTGGTCTGCCAGAACAGAACACAATTTCAAATTCAAATTCATCTAACGCAAACCTAAACCTGTCTAACACTTCCAACACAGGCTCGTTGACTGTGTCATTCGGGACACCGTTGAAAAACGAATCCCAATCTTTTCTCTCCCCTTGTGCTACTTGCACAAAGTGCGTTCGGTGATCGATGTTACATAGCGTACCATCTAGATCGCATACAATTATATCTTTCATTGTTGTTCTCCTTGTTGTGTTAGCCATGTGGCTAACGGCTCTTTTGATTGAGGTGCTTTAGTTCCTCTTTGTTTGTGACACGTGTGTAGTGTCCTTTTGGGGTTGGTACGATACACCAACCTAATCTCTCTTCTTGTGCATGTGCGTCTCCACATGACAGGCAATGTGGGTATCCTAGTTCGGCTCGTTTATCTGGGAACCAATCTCCACACTCTGTACAATAACTCATTTGTTTCTCCTTTGGTGTTAGCCGTCTGGCTAACGGTTGAATTTTAGTTAGGTGTCTGACCATCGGGCGCAGACGTGAGGGTTGCGTTTATCAAACGCTCCGTATGAACTTGGTGGATCATACGATGCAGGCATACGATCATTTACAAGACGACGTGCGCCAGTGCGATACACGACAGGTGCACCGTTTTCGGCAATGTATTCTTTTGCCAGTTTTAATAGTTCGTCAGTACTGTTAGCCGTGCGGCTAACACCTGATACACGTGGACATACTTGTGCCATTACAGCCTCCAAAATAACTAACTGTACGTATACTATATCATATATACTTGTCTGTGTCTATACTTATTTTGTTTAGAGTGTATCTATTTTGTTCTGACTAGACCTAGTATGTTACCAAGTTTTATGGTTAAACGTGGTGATATGTGATCATACTTGCAGAGGTTATGAGTGGGGTAGAAGTGTTAGCCATGCGGCTAACTATCTGTAAATAAACGAATGTTACCGTGTTACTTTCTGGTTTCGTGCCATGTTTCCTTTTAAGTCATTGAAAATAAACGAATGTTACCGTGTTACTTTTTTGGGGGACTACAAAGGGGTTTGTGTGAGGTTAAGTTTGGAATAGCAAAAAGAGGGGGAGACGAATTGTTCTCAAGTAATATTTTTAAGGAAACATAGGAAACATTGGTAACAATCGTTTAAAAACAATAACTTAAAAAGTAACAATTTGCAGACCAAAAAGAAACACGGTAACAATCCTTTAAAATCAACAACTTGCGTATTGCTGATTGGGAACTGGTATTGCAGACAGCGCGTTAGCCGCATGGCTAACAGTGTGCATACGTGTCTATGCGTGGTTATGTGTTAGTTATCTGACTAACGACCTTGCGTTGTGCTGCTCGGGAACTGGCATAATTGTATGTGTGTGACGTGCGACTGGCGTGGTGCTGCTCGGGAACTGGCATAATTTGCTGCGCCGAAAGCAAAGCATAATTTGACGAAAGATTGACGAAAATTTAGGCACAAAAAAAGCCCCGAAGCCGAAGCCTCGGGGCGATTGTTTAGACTACCGATGAAATATGAAAGAAAAGATCTTCAGGTTTCATATTCTTAAACATTGCGCGTGTTTCTTTGGCAATGCTATCGTCAGGTTTTTTCTTATTCATCTGAGCAATAACTTTAGCCAATGCAGTTAACGTGCGATCAAGATCGGTATTGGTAGTTTTTTCAGCCTTAGGCTTTTCATTGCCCGCTTCGATATACTTTTTGATATCATTGCGAAGCGTACCTAAGCGTTTGCCTACTTGCGCTTGTAGGTACTGTTTAGTCTTTTCAGTACCTTTAAAACGTCCACTACCAGCTTTCAGTGGCTGTTCACGTGCGACCAACTTATCGTATAGTTTCTCGGTTATCCCTTTACCATACATATCGGTTGAAATAGCTTCATACGTCGTATGATATGCCATTACCCACATATTATTGGTTTCGCTTTTTTTAGGAGCATTAAGGTAACCAATGTTATCGACACCCATTTCATTAAGAGCTTGCCATACCGCTATAGACGAATCCATACGTGTTTGCTCGGCATCTTCGGCATTTACTTGCGCGTCGATTGCTGTTGATACTGTGGCCTGATAGGCCGCGTTAAGAGTAATATCAGTCATAATGTTTTTCCTTATATTGACTGTTAAGATTTGTTAGCCGATTGGCTAACACGGGCAATTCGTTTGCTCCGATGAATTAGTTATATCAATCCACAACTAGTTATGTAACTAATATAGACACGTTTACATAATATTAATTACGTTTGACTAACTGTTAGCCGTGTGGCTAACACCTGCTCGACCCCCACCTACCCCCATCCCCCCCTGTACGCGCATGCGTACGTACTGTTATATAATACTATTTTGCACAAAAATTTTCATTTTCTACGAGTTTTAGTACCCCCCACCCCTTTTCGGCATAGCCTATACCCCACCCCCCTTACATATTCAAAAAATAGAATAGGAGTCCCAGATTGATATATTAAAAAAATTTTCTATACTGGCACAAACAAGGTGGGACTATACATGACGTTACATATTGAACCAGAGCCTGATATACCGACTAAAACAACGCCGATACAACACGAGTTGGATGACTTGCAGGATCGCACTGAAGCCGCTGCCGAAACGGTAAATTTCCTATCTGAGCATGGGTTGCAGGTGGATATAAACAGCGAAGCTAAAGATACGGCATCTGCGCTGACCACAGCCTATGCAGAAGATCCGAAGAAAACATCGTCAGTGGCAACAACAAAACGTGTGGCACGGATGACTCCCGCCGAGATAGTATTAGCAAATGATATGCTCAAGAAGTTTAGTCACAGGGTTGTACAGGACGCAGCCGACGTGAGAAACTTTGTAACGAACAAACTAATTCTTGAGAGCGACAACGTCGACTCTCGTATACGAGTTCGTGCGTTAGAGTTGTTAGGTAAGATTGGGGATGTGGGTTTGTTTACAGAAAAGACAGAAGTCACTGTTACACATCAGTCTACAGATGAGTTACGTGAGCAACTACGTGAGAAGTTATCTAGGATGGTTGAGGTCATAGACGACATTGACTATGAAGATGTGACAGATGATGGCCCAATAGACGTGGATAAAGAGCTTGGACTCTCAAATGTTGAAAGTAACTAAAGCCGAATACGAAGAAATGTTGACTATGCTAGACTCGTCTAGCGAGACATCGCTGCTGTCTCTGGACAAGATGATTCGCAAGCTAGAGGAAGAAGACACTCTACAGAAGACAAGAGATGACCTGATAGAGTTCTGTAAAAGAATGCAGCCCGACTACAAAGTCGGTAGGCATCACAGGATACTGGCAGATCAGCTTATGGCACTGGAGGATGGGAGTAAGGATAGAGTCTGTGTCAA